TCTGGGCGTTGGCCACCTGTTTGAAGTGCTCGAATCTGAGATCCGCACCCCTGGCAATGGGCTGATTGTCTTCCAGGGCATGCAAAACCACACGGCGGGATCGATTAAGTCTCTGGAAGGCTTTGATATTGCCTGGGTCGAGGAAGCGCAAAGCCTATCGCTGCGCAGCCTCAACCTGTTGCGCCCGACCATCCGGAAGGATGGCTCAGAGCTGTGGTTTAGCTGGAACCCGGATAACGAAACCGACCCGGTCGATCGCTTCCTACGAGGCCGCAACAAGCCGCCGAATGCGATCGTGGTGCAGGCGAACTATCTCGACAACCGATGGTGCTCAAAAGCACTGCTCGGCGAGGCCGAACTAGATAAAAGCGACCCCGATAAGTACGCGCATGTGTGGCTCGGCGAGTACCAGCGAGCGGTTGAGGGCGCTTACTACGCTGACGGGTTGCGGCGCGCCGATGAAGAGGGGCGGATTGTTCCGCTATCGGTCGATCCGATCCTGAGCATCAAAGCAAGCTGGGATATCGGCATCAACGATGCGACGGCCATTTGGATTTCGCAATGGGTTGGTGGCCAGATCCGGTTTCTTGACTACATCGAGGGTCAAGGCCAAGCGCTTGGGTTTTACACCGCTGAGCTACGTAAGCGCGGCTATGCTCGCGCCGAGTGCATCCTGCCGCACGATGGGGCGCATCGCGACAAGGCGTTCGCGATGACCTACCAACAGCATTTGCAGGAAGCTGGGTTCGACGTACCGCCGCCGATTAAGAACCAGGGCAAAGGGGCCGACATGCTGCGGGTTGAGACCGCGCGTCGGTGGTTTCCGAGAATGTGGTTCGACGCGGAAAAGACGCATGCTGGCCGCAAGGCATTGGCCTCGTATCATGAGCGTCGCGACGAGGATAGGCAGATTGGGTTGGGTCCGGAGCACAATTGGGCATCGCATGCGGCCGATAGTTTTGGGCTTATGGCGTGCGCCTATACCGAGCCAACCACTAGCCTCGGGGTGATCCCGAAGCGGGACATGAGCTGGGTGGTGTAAAAGAACGGTATAAACGAATCTTAATGTAGCTAACCCCTAACCTCAAAAGGAATATTCATCATGGCAACAACCGCGCTCGAAGAGCTGGAAAACTCGGTTAATGATGCAGTCAACAGGCTGCGGCGCGCGACCGAAGACAAAGAGTCTGGCGGCGATGGCAATATTGACAACCATCCGAAGGTCAAAGAGCTGCGGAAGCGGCTGCATACTGCGATGGAGGCGCATCGCAAAGCCATGGGAGACGAGGGCGAAGGCGAAGGTGGCCGTCCTGCGCCGGCATCGCGGATAGCGGCGACGCCCGAGGATGTGCTGTCGAGCCCCTACCCAGGTTCCGAGCCGCGCTACGTGAAGCAGCACGACGGCCATCCTGATCCGATCGAGCGGGCGCGCCCGACGCCACCGGCACAGGCCGCTGGTCGCGTTACCGAGGACGAGCCGAAGCTCGATGACGATGCGAAGAAGCCGGCTGCTGCGGCTGCGGCAAAACGGTAGCAGCCCCGGGCGAGAGCCTGGTCTCTAGGCTCTCGCTGCTTGCCTGATATCATCCGCCAAGATGCGGGCATCTTCTTTGGTTAGCGAAAACCGGATCAAATCCGGCGCATGCTGGATGGTGTCTGTGCCGCCGTAAACGATGACGAAGGATATCCGCCCATTATGGGATAGCGAAACCTCAACCGAGGTGTTTGCGCTATCCTTGATGATGTCTGTGGTGCTTATACGGATCATGTCAATCATTCTTTTGCTCAATTAGTTCAACACTCCGTCGCCACTCGGCTTGGTGATCGATCATAACCCCCATCCGATCGAGCCGAGAGAAATGCTGACAGGTTCGCACGATTAGGCCGAGTGTCGAATCCATCCGATCTGGCGGAACTCGCTTTAATATCAGCGAAATCATTAAGATCAGGGAATCTGGCCAGGTTTCCGGCAGATTATGTTCGAACCCCAGCTCGACCGCAATCCGACGTGGCATGGGGTTAGTCATGGGGTTAGTCATTCGGGCGCCCTTCTGGGCGCCACCAGAGATCGATAGTTTTTTCATCTGGGGGAGGGCGGTTGCCGGTGAGCGCCCATGTTGTCCACAATTCGCCGAGGCGATACAATTCTACCCAAACGCCCGGCGGTGGTGGATCAGTCGTGACGGGTCGCCATTTGGTGGCGCGAAGCAGGCGAATGTTGCTTTCGCGGATCTGCGCAGCGCTAGCCTTGTCTGACTGAGCCCGGGTTTTTAGTCGCTCTAACATCCCCATACCCTACCACAACCCCGCCCGCAACGGTGAGGGTTTTTGTGTCTGGAACATGAATGCAATCTCGCGGAAAAATGACCGACCGCGAGCTTGCGGGGATCATCAACACACAAATTGAAGATGCTGTTGCCTACGACTCAGGCGAGATGTCGAAACTGCGCCAGAAGGCGCTGCAGTATTATGAGGGTCACGAGACCCTCGGTGGGGACGTCCCGGCTCAGAAGGGCCGCTCCAGCGTTGTCAGCCGCGATGTATCCGATACGCACGGCTGGGTCATGCCGCAAATGCAACGGATATTCACCGGCGGTGAGCGCACTGTTGTGTACGAGCCGCGGCGGCGTGAAGCAGAAGAGGGCGCTTCACAGGCGACGGATTATGTCAACTACCTGTTTCGCTCCGAATGCGATGGCTACTCCGTGCTGTACGATGCGTTCTGGGATGGGCTGGCGCTCGGCAATGGCATCATTAAGCACTGGTGGGATAGCACGCCGGCGTATTGCACAGAAACCCTGTCGGGGATTGCCGAAGCGCGGTATATTGATACCGTCAACGATCCCAACGTTGAAGTCCTGGAGCATACAGAACGCGATGATCCGAACTACACCAACGTGGCCGACCCCGGAGGAATGGATGGCCCGTTGGGAGGCAATGCAGGAGGCGCAGCGGCTCTTGGTGGAGAATCGGGAGACGGAGCGCCGGCAGCGGCAGCGGGAGCGCTTGGCGGCGGGCCAGGGCAGCCCCTTCCAAACCCCAGCGAGTCTCCGGGCGGCTTCAATGGCGATGCAGATAGATATGGCGTTCCGAGCATCGCAGGAGATGCCGCAGGAGGAATGGCAGGCGCTGCGCCCCCGGCTGCCGCGCAGCCTCCGGGATTTGCTGGACTAGCTCCCCCGAAACTGCACGACCTAAAAATCAAACGCAAACGCTACGACGGCCGCGTTCGGATTGCCGCGGTTCCGCACGAAGAGTTTCGCATTGATCGCAACGCGCTGAAGCTGGACGAAGAGCATGTTCTGTTTTGCGCGCACGTCAGTCACAATCGCACCCGCGGCTCGCTGATCCAGGATTATCCGGATCAGCGCACCGCTATCGAGGATCTGCCGGCCTATATCGCGGGCGGCGATGATAAAGGCGCGCGAGCCGCACGCGGCATGTCCGGTGGCAGCAATGCCTCGCCCGATCACAGCACCGACCTTATAGAGGTATGGGAGTGCTACGTACAGATTGACTTCAACTCAGACGGTGTTCCTGAGTGGCGTCAGGTTATTATGGCCGCGGGCAATCAGACCGGCGTTGAAGGCCATATGATGCTGGCGAATGAAGAATGGGGCGATCCGCTGCCGTTCTCCGATGTTGTGCCGGACCCGATGCCGCATCGGTGGCGCGGCGGGTCGCTGTATGATGATCTCGCTGATATTCAGCAAATAAAGACGGTTTTCCTGCGCGGTTTCGCGGATAATTTGTATTGGGCAAATAACCCGCAGCGGGAAGTGGTCATTTCCGCGGTTGACCCGGCCAGCATGGAGGAGCTGTATAATCCGACCTATGGCGGCAACGTGTTTGTCAAGCAGGCTGGTGTCGTCAATACCTTGCCCGTTCCGTTTATTGCCGACAAGCTGACGGTTGGGCTGGATTGGTTTGACAAAATCCGCGAATTTCGTACTGGCGTATCAGCGGCGACGGCTGGTCTCGATCCTGAGACCTTGCAGAATCAAACCGCGATGGCCGCGAGCCTGGCATCGGCAGCCAGCCACGCCAAAAACGAACTGCGCGCCCGCAATTGCGCGGAAGGCGGCATCAAGCGGATGTTTGGTTGCCTCTTGAAGCTGATAACGCAACATCAGGACAAGACCAGGACGATCAAGCTACGCGGCGAATGGGTCGATATGAACCCGAATTCCTGGGATGCCGACATGAACGTTATTGTTAATGTTGGTCTTGGCTCCGGCTCGCGCGAGCATGATGTCGCGATATTGCAAGCCATTAGCCTGGAGCAGAAAGCGATTATCCAGGGCTTGACGCCAATGGTTGCGGCGCAGTTTGGCATGGGGCCGGATGTTGTGTTCGCGACCGACCGCAAGATGGTCGAGGCGGCTGGGCTGAAATCGCCGGAAACCTATTTCCCGGAGATTTCAAAGGACGATGTTCAGCAATTGATGCAACAGATGTTGCAGCAGCAGCAACAGGCGCCGGACCCGAAAATGGCCGAATCGCAGGCTAAAATCCAGGTAATGCAGCAAGAAGCTCAGGCTAAGGCGCAGGCCGACCAGCAACGCATGGCTACGGAACAGCAGGCCAAGCAACAGCAGGCGGCGTTGGATTGGCAGCACAAACAGCAGCAATCCGAGATTGATAATCAGCACCGCGAACGCGAAATCCAGATGAAGGGCGCGGCCATGGTGCAAGAGCTGAATATGAAGCATCAGCTCGCCCTTGAGCAGGCGCAGCGCGATTTCGCGTTGAAGCAGCAAGAAATGCAGGCTGGCTCAGAACTGAAGCTGCGCGAGCTTCAGATGGAGGCTGAGCTAAAGCGCGAGGAAATGAAGATGCGGCCACAGCAAGAGCCCAACATTCAGCAGGCTGAGACGTGACCGAAGCCGAATTGCGCCGCCACGCCTCTGAGGCGCAAAACCTGCTAAGCGCGCCTGTCTTCCGTGACGCCCTGAAGGCGCTGGAAGACGAGACGATCGAAGAATTGCTCGCGACTAAGACAATGTGGCGTTGGGGCGACCGCAAGCGGCGGGTGCTGGCTGACCGGGTCAATGCGATCCGCGATCTAAAGCACCGCCTGGAGATAGCGGTGCAGATGGGATTGCACGCGGCTGAGCGGGCAAGGTTGGGGATTTAGTCGTCGGGTTCCTCGTGCTCGTCGTGTGCTGCTAAATACTCTTCCTTAGAGACTACTGTTGGCACGCCGTTAACGTACACGACAAATCGCGTCCCGTCGTTAAGCCGCCGCCATTCGGCGTGGTTGTCTTCTTCGTGGAATTCGCTGATTAGCGTCTGTTTCTGAGGGGCGGAGACGTCCACCAGCAGGCCGCGCTTATGCAGTGCAGCCACTTTATCCGCCAAGTTCTTCGTAGCTTCGATCATGAATCGAGGCAGTTCAGTCGCGGCCATTAACGCCTCCACCGGAATTCCAGCGCCTGCGGGCGCCGCATTAACGGATAACCCATGTCTGACAATACCACCGCTGCGCCTGTGGGCGCCAGCGAACAAATCACTGCGCCTACAGATACCGGCCCGACGGACCGAGCCTCTGCGGTGGCTTTGTTGGCCGGCCTGGATACGCCGCCCGAGGCACCGGCTGCGGCCACGCCCGAGGCGAACACCCAGGAGCCCGTTGAAACGCCAACCGAAGAAGCACCGGCTGAGGCCGCTGCGGCAGATGAAGGCGAAGACGCGCCGACCGAAGAGGTCGCTGCGACAGAAGACACTGACCCCAAAGCTGACGATGAAGAGCCCGAAGTCATCATCCACGGCAACGCGATGCTCGTCCTGCGGGATGGCACCAAAGTGCGTGCGAGTGAGGCGCGTAAGGCAATCGGCACGCTGCGGGAATACGAAGCTAAGGTTCCTGATCTAGCCGCCACTGCGGCGAGAATCCAGGAACGCGAAGCACAACTCGCCCAGCAAGAGCAGACCGTCCAGAATGCGTTGGCGCAAGCCTACCAAATCGTTAATGCCTACATTCCGCCCGCACCAGACCCGGCTCTCCGTCACGCTGATTTTATCGGCTACATGGAGCAAAAGGAGCTGCGTGAGGAAGCCCTGAATAATCTTCGCCAAGTACAAAGCGCTGCCGAGGCCGAGCAAGCTCAGCACTTGCAGAAATCGGAGCAGGCCCGCGAGGCCGAGCGCAAGGCAATGCTGGAGCGGAGTTACAAGACGCTTAGCGAGAGGGTCCCCGGTATCGATAGCCCTGAGGGGCTCCAGAAATTCTACGGGGATATCGCGAAAGCAGCCGCGCCTTACGGTATTTCGGCCGAAGAGGTCAACAATACCGTGCATGCGCCGTTGCTGCACATGGTGCATGAGATGTCGAAAGAGGTCGCGGCCTATCGAAAGCTCATGGCGCAGAAAGCAACCGCAGAGGTAAAGGCAAAAGCGGCGCCGCCGGTACAACCCCCGGGGCGTAGGGTATCAGCGGAACAGGCGGCAAATCAGGCATCGGACACTCAGCTCAGGCAGTGGCGAGACAGCGGGGCGTCGCGCGCAGGTGCGGCGGCCATCCTTGGCAATCTCGATTAGGAACTGTCTCTCATGGCAATTATTACCAATACCTACCAATCTACTTCTGGTGCATCCAAACAAAATCGCGAAATCATCATTCGCGATACGATCGAACGTGTGGACCCAGCAGAAACGCCGCTTTTTTCTATGATCGGCCGGGCGCCGAATATCGATGGCGTCGATCCGAAATGGGTGCAAAGCTCGCTGGCCACCCCGAACCCTGACAACGCACAAGTTGAAGGTGACCAGTACACGTTTAGTGCAGTGAACCAACCTGCCCGCGTGGGGAATTATACGCAAATCTTCTGGAGAACATTTGCAGTATCGGATTCGCAGAACGAGCTTCTGAAGGTCGGCCCGAAAACCGAAGTGGGTCGCAACCGGATGGAGAAGGGCCTGGAACTCCGCACCGACATCGAGGTGTCGATGCTCAGCAACAACCCATCCGTGGGTGGTCTCACTCGTAAGAGTGCTGGATTGCGAGCCTGGACGGCAAGCAATGATGTGTTCTCCGCCGGGGGCGCAAGTGGAGGATTCAATGCTGGTACGGGGGTCGTCGACGCGGCGACCAACGGCACAGCACAACGCGCTTTTACAAAGGCATTGATGGATGCCGCGCTACTTGCGACGTACACCGCGGGCGGCAATCCAACATTGTGTATCTTGTCGCCCTACGCGAAGTCGGTGTTTTCTGGCTTCATGTCGGATGCCAGCGTCGCACAGCTTCGGGTTGCGACATCGGCGAAATCGGCGGCAACGATCGTCGGTGCGGCCGATGCGTATCTCAGCGATTGGGGACTCATCGATTTCGTGCCCGATCGCCAGCTTGCACGGGCCGGGGCGGCATACGCGCGCAACGTGTACTTCATTACTCCGGATAAGCTCGAAAAGGGTTTCTTCCGGGATATCCAGGAGGACACGGATCTCGCGTCGAACGCGGATGCCGAGCTGTTCGTACTAAAGTGCGAGTTCGCGCTGATTGATCGCCACGAGAAAGCCCATGGCGTCGTGGCCGATATTTTCGGAATGACATCGAGCACCTAGTTCGGCGGCATCAACAACAGCGTCGATAGGGTCGGGCCAAGCTCGCTTGGCCCTGGCCTGTCGGCGCTGCTTCTTTTTAAGGATATGTGATATGGCTCTTGAGCGTACGACATTTGATGTCATTCCTGCTGCATTGGTCGGCGGGGGGCAGGCGGGCGCCCCGCAAATTCGCCCGCAATCAATGACACGCATCACCGCCGTAGCGACTGCCGCCGATAGCGTAATGCTGCCGTCTGCACTTCCGGGCTCGTTGGTTTTTGTGCAGAACGCGGCGGCGGCGAATGCGTGTGCGGTATTTCCTGCGAAGGGCGATGCGATTAACGCCGGTGCGGCGGATGCCGTGCTGTCGGTCGCGGCTGCCGGAAACGTCATCTTCTTTTGCGCCGTCGCCGGCAAATGGGCCGCGGTTGTAAGCGGATAAGGATTCTATCTCCATGGATTCACGCCCACAGCATAATGCGCCGCACAATGCGCCCCCGCCGCCGGCCCCGGCAAAGCCGAAGCTGCTTGAAGTCAACCTGTTGCGCCGATACGCGCCGCATTGGCTTGTACAAGACGACGGCACCGTTTTGCCGAATGACGGCGGCGTTGCCGCGAACCCACAGGTTCTCGATCCCGGCATCATGAAGCTGCACCATGAGGACGCCGCTATTGCTCTTGGGGCATCCGTCGCACTGCCGACGCGCGCCACCTTCCGGGATTAGTGGTCATGCCAAGCCCGTTCTATGACCCGTTCCATGGCGCGGGGAAAGTTATAAACTGCGGCCCAAACAAAGTTGTCTGGTACGTAGAGCTGGACGACGGCAAGGTCGCGACCTGCGTACAGGAACTCGTTTCTTCGATCATTGAAGATAATCAGCGCGCCCGGGCGGACAGTGCGGGGAGACGCTGGGGCGATGGGGCTGTAGTCGCGTCGATACCGCTCGGATTGTATTTCGACAAGTTGGCACCAGCCAAGCGAGCGGGCGACGACGCTTATGTCAAGCGGGTTCTGAACGATCGCGACTATTACAAACTGCGGACCCGCGACGGGAAAATCTGAGCCATGGCGCTGGGCACATACCAGGATCTCCGAACTTCTGTGGCATCCTGGCTGATGCGCGCCGACATGGGCGCGGTGATCCCGGACTTAATCACGTTGGCCGAAACCCGGCTGAACGATACCTTGCGTGTCGCCGCGATGGAAACCCGGGCGTTTCTCAATTTATCGGATGCTGGTGAGGCGAACCTGCCGGATGATTTTCTGGAGGCCCGGTTTGTCGTGCTCTATCCCGGCGGGCTGAATATCATCATCGATGAGGAAACCGGCATCCCGATTGGCGAAGCGTCGGGTGCGATCTGGACCGATGGCAATACAGCCGGTGCCGCCAGGAATGTTCTCAGGCGGGTCGGGCTGCCTTGGGCGACAGATTATTACGGCGGCCGCGCCGGTGGGTATCAGGACGAGTACACGATCCTCGAAAATACGTTCACCGCTTACGCGACACAAGCTGCCAGCGTTGTGCTCTACTATTATCAAAAAATCCCGGCTCTATCGGATGACGCGCCGACTAACTGGCTGCTCACCAAAAAGCCCAATTTGTACCTATACGCGGCCCTGCTGGAGTCGGCGCCGTTCCTGCAGGATGATGCCCGGATGGCGGTTTGGGACAAGCTGTATGCGGAGGCGGTGACTTCTTATCACCTGTCCGACCAGATGGCGCGCTGGAGCAACGGCACATTGCGGCTTAGCGGCCCGACGCCGTGAACATGGAAGACGCCAAGCGGTTGATGCCGATGACGGCGCGGCCGTTGTCATTAAACCCTGCCCCGGCATCGGTGGAATTTATCGAGCGCCAGCTCGCGCGCTTGGCACGACTGCGCGGCATCGAGACTGACGAAGCGCGGGCCGAAATCATCCGCATTGAAGACAATTTGAAACTCAGCGCACGCACGATGCTCGGCAAGGTGCGCATCGCGCTTGCAAAGAGGAAATTCTGATGGCGCTAACTCTTTACGACAATTTTCGGCTCTCCATGATGAATGGGAGCGCGATCAATTTCGGTACTTCCGGCGACACCATTAAAGTCGCCATTGCGACAGCGAGCTATGCCTATTCGCAGTCTGCCGATGATTTCTTCAACGATATGACCAACGAAGTCTCCGGCACGAACTACACGGCTGGCGGCGCAACGCTTGCGTCCAAGACGCTCGGGCTATCGTCTGGGACCGTCACGTTTGACGCGGCCGATGTCACATTTACGCAGCACGCCTCGGGCTTTAGTAATGGCCGCGTGCTGGTGCTCTACAAAAGCACTGGCACAAGCTCAACCTCGCCGCTGATCGCCTTCGATGACCGCGGGTCATCCTTTGGCAATGTGGCGGGAGACCTGACCGTGCAGTGGAATGCCTCCGGCATCATTACGAGCCCGTAATTTATAATGACGCCGACCTTGCTCGCGACCACGAACGCGCGCGGCCGAATTCGGGTGGTATTCACCCAGGCCCATACTGACGGGACCGTGTACGGGCCGTTTAATGAACTGCGCCCGCTCGGCACAGATGTGACCGCGTTTATGGTGGCACATGCGGCAGCCTTGCTGGTGTCTCTTATTGCCGCTGAGACTGCAGATCGTCTCGGGCGGATTATCCAAGATGGTTCGTTGGCAGTTATGCCAGCGTTAAAATTTGCGCTGCTAAACGATGTGCAGGACGCTTTGCGTGTGTTCTATGCAGCCGCCGCGCGGCACGATTCGATCATGGTCGGGGATTATTTGAGTTCGCTTACGGACGCGCGTTTGCGCACGATATTCGGTATGACTCAAGCGCAGGTGACTACCTTAAGAACCGCAAAGCTGACACCGGCCGCAACACTGGCAACGAGCATTCGCGCTGCGGCTGGTGCCTGAGATATGGCAGATATATTTGTTAGCTCGGTTGATGGAGACAACGCCGACTCCGGCGCGAGTTGGGCGCTCGCCAAACAGACCATCACCGGCGCTCTTGCCATTGCGGCGGATGGCGATGTTATAAAGGTAGATAGCGCCCACAGTTTCACCGCTACGGCCGCGATTACATGGACGCCACCAGCTGGCCGCGTCGCAATAATCTCGGTAAACCGGGCGGGGTCGGATGCCTGGTTAGCGGGCGCGTCAGAGTCGGTGGGTGCGGCAAACGTCGCGTTTACCGTGGCGAATGCGGCGGCGTCATCCATGTATGTGTATGGCGTTACCCTTAATGGCGCAACCAATAGCTCATCATCAGCGACTATCACATTGGCTAATGTGGGGGGTGTTAGCAGTGCATTGGAGTTGGTTGGCTGCACGTTAGACCTAAAAACAGCTAATGCAACAGCGACCATCGCGCTTGGCGCCGCCGCGGGCTCAACAGTACGATATACTAGAATAAAGCTGGTTAATTGCACAATCATTATTAGCGGCAGTAGGGCTGGATCTGGGATAACAGTGAATAATGCTGTCGCAGATTTTAGCGGTTGCACGGTTTCCGCAACAGGCGGTTCTGTCCCGGCCCAATTATTTAGCATTGGCTCTACGGCCAGCGCGCCAGTTGTTGAGATACGCGATTCTACCTTGAGTGGTTATGCTGGGGCTGCTTATTTCGCGGTAACAAATCTCGTTGCTGCGCAGATTACATTAACTAATGTTCGACTTAATGCCACGCCGACGATAACGACAGGTACTTGGGCGGGTGGGCCGGGGTTTATCACGTTGCGCAATGTTGACTCTGGCAACACGATTGACAGCTTCGAATTTCGTAATGCGTACGGCACTCTGACTGAGAATGCTTCGATTTACGCAGCAAGCGGAGCAAGTTTTAATTCAGCGGGGATATCTTGGCAGATCGTGACGACGTCTGAATGCAATGAGAGTTTCCCGTTTGTTTGTCCTTGGTTGCGTATATGGAATACGGTAACAACCGCACAAACCGCGACGGTCGAGACGATTCGCGATAACGCCACGCCATTAACCGATCGCGAAATCTGGTTTGACCTGTCCTATCCAAACAGCGCCAGTTTACCGACTGGTACGACAGCGACAGATCGCAATGCAAATCCGTTTACCGGGACCGCGGTAAACCAGACCAGCAGTTCGACATCGTGGACTGGTACCGGAGGATTCTCTAACCCGGACAAGCGCACACTGGATGTCGCGCTGACCACCAATGTTGTCGGACCTGTCCGCGGACGCCCGGTCGTGGCGAAGGCCTCTACAACCCTCTATGTCAGCCCCAAGCTCCTGTTAGCCTAGTGCTATGAGTCGCACGGTTTGGCTAGAAGATGGCGCCTACGAAGAAACCGGCTCGCGCACGGTCTGGATGGGCGGCGGCGCCTACCAGGAAACTGCGTTTACCCCAACCTTGCTGGCGGTCGCGAAAGCAGCGCTGGCCTGGCAAGCTCGGACACAAAATTCGAAGGCTGTCCTGCGGGAGGCCGCTGGCGCGCTGGCCTGGCAGGCACGGGCGGCGATGGCCGTATTCGTCCTGCGAGAAGCCGCTGGCGCGCTGGCCTGGCAGGTTCGGGCACCGATGGCTGCCGCCGTTCTGCGCGAGGCCGTTGGCGCGCTGGCCTGGCAGGCACGAGCGGCGAGTGCTGCCGCGACCTTGTCGGCGAGTGCTGTTGCCAGCCTGTCCTATACGGCGCGAGCCGCGGGGGTTTCTAGCGCGGCGACGCTTGGTGTAGCCGTGGCCTCTCTGGCCTGGTCAGCGCTGGCTGTCGGTGTTTTTAGTCCGACGGCTCTCGCCGTGGCTGTTGCCGTGCTGGGGTGGACCGCCGCCTCACTGCTTGCTACCAACGGCGCGCTGCTTAGTATGGTGGTTACCGCGCTTGGGTTTACCGCCCGTCGGGCGACACCCGCGACCGTTTCCCGCGCAACCCCGGCGGCCTTCCAATTTACTCCGGTCGCAACGCGAATTCGCTCGGTTCTCGGTACATTCCCGGCTGCGCTTGGGTTTGTCGCCCGCGCTCTGATTGGCGCGGGACCAACCATTTTGGCGATGACGCGGGCGGCCTGGGGATTTGCTGCGCATTCTCTGTTTGCGCGTGCGCCGGTGATTCGCAAAAGCGGCGCGAACCGCTATCAGATTATCATATCGAGCGACGCGCCGCTCTGGGCACGGCAGATGCAGGCGCAATTCAACGATGTCCTCGCGCGCATCCAGGGCGATATTGATAAAAGCTAAATACTATTAGGTCTTCGTCACACGTTCAACCATCGAGTGCCAAACGGCATCTACGTCTACTTTTTCACCCGTAGGCGCGGCGAGCGCCGCGTCATTCATCGCTTGCCACAAATATTTGCCGTATGCGCGTTCCTCTTCTGCGTCTCCGGCGAACTGTTCGCTCCAGGGGAAGCGTTCGCTGCATTTCAGCATTTCTGGGGTTGGATCGCGCATCGCCTCGATAGCGGCGCGGGCCAGCTTCAACACCGCCTCTTGTGTGATCTCGTCTTCGTCACAGCCTTGGGTGTGATCCAAGGGCAGATCATCGAAATCTGGGTCCATCGCCAGCACGGGGAATTCTCGGCCATCCGGATTGCCGGGGAGCCTCGCGGTTACATGCATGAGGGCACGCGCGACGCGCTCCACTAACGCGGTCTCGTTTGTAGTCCTGCGGTCGCGATCCACGAATTTGCTCATTGCCATCCCGCTTTCATTTTGAAGCAAAACCCTATCACGGAAGGCGCGCGATAGCCAATGGCATCAACCCCGACCGCCAGCAACCGCTTCAACAAACAGGGGACTGGCGACAATGTTGGCGTTTGGGGGATCATCCTAAACGACCAGACGATCGAAATGATCGATGCCGCGCTCGACGGCGTGTCCGTGCTGGTTGTTGACGGGAATACGGTTCCGTCCTCGGCCAATTACGTGGCCGACGAAACTCGTCCCAGGGTGCTGAAATTCACCGGCGGCGGTGGCACCGTCCAGATCCCCAGCGTCTCGAAAACCTATCTCGTCCACAATACCTGCACCAGCTCGGTGGTGGTCAAGACCGCCTTGGCGGCAGGCGCGTCGGTAGCGCCTGCGGCAGTAACCCCGCTGTATTGCGACGGCGTGGATGTTGTGCTGGCGACAAATTTGTGGCCGCTGGGTAACGGTACACAGGTAACGCCGGCGGTATATTTTCAGAGCGACCCCGATACCGGGTTCTACCGGATAGGTGATGGCGCCTTCGGAATCTCGTCCAACGGCAGCAAAGTATTTGAAGCCAACGTATCGGGAGCCATAATCACCGGCTCGGCGAGCGTATCTTTTGGCGTTATCATTAACGACGGCAGCGTCGCAGTCCCCGCGTTCCGTTTCGCCAACGATCCGAATACTGGGCTCTATCGTGTCGGTGCCGACGCGCTCGGGATTGCGGCGGGTGGTAGCCGGGCGTTTGAAGTGAACACAGCTGGGATTATTATCCCCGGAGCGGCGACGATATCGGGCGGCGCCGTTATCAACGATGGCGGCGTTACGGTCCCTGCCATCCGCTTTGGCGCGGATTTGAACACCGGGATCTACCGGGTTGGCGCTGATTCGCTCGGTGTGGCGGTTGGCGGTGTCAATAAGCTCCAGATCGACGCTACCGGGATCACGGTCCCCGCACAGATGCGGGCGGCCACGGCCGTACTCAATGCCGGCAGTGTCGCCGCCCCAGCATTGAGTATTTCAGGCGATAGCAACACCGGGCTCTATTGGGTTGGTCCAGACGGTCTGGGTATTGCCACCGCTGGCACGCAAGTGCTTGACATTTCAAGTGCCGGGCTGACGGTATTTGGCAACACCGCCGCCGAGCTTTCGGTGGATACTGCGCTGACCAGCTCGGTTATCAATGCTTCTACTGGCGTTGAGGCGGAAGCCTATTTCCTGGCATCGAACGGAACGAACGGCGCCCGGTTTGGATTTCGCGGGACGGCTGAGACCACATACGGCGCGCTAACCGCCGGCTCCGGGTATCTCTACCTCAACGCCGCCCCGCTTGTTTTGATGGCAGACAGCCCCACCGGGCAGCTCATTTTCGCCTCTGGCGGTCACGCCGAAACCGGGCGGAACACGACAGCGCTCGGCGTTACGACATGGCGGTTTGGGTCAAGCGCATATAGCTTTCCGCCCGCTGTCGCTGGTGTTTCGATTGGATACGCTGGGGGCGGGACGCAATACGGCATTGCGCTACGGCCGCAGACCGATACGACGGTTGCGGTCTATTTTGTCAATGCTGCCGGCACGTCGGTCGGGTCAATCACGCAGACCGCCTCCGTTACCGCCTATAACACGTCGTCCGATTACCGGCTCAAAAACGAGATTATCGATCTCGTCGGTAGCGGGGAGTTTATCGACGCATTGCGTCCACGCGAATGGGTTTGGGAAGAAGACGGGGTACGCGGTGTCGGGTTTGTCGCGCACGAGGCAGCGGAAGTCACGCCCTCGTCGGTGACTGGCGAAAAGGATGCGGTTGATGCAGATGGCCTGCCGATCTACCAGGGCATGCAGGCCAGCTCGCCGGAGATCATGGCGAATCTGGTGGCTGAGCTAAAGCTATTGCGGGCGCGTGTGGCTGCGTTAGAGGCCGTCTGATGGCAACGCAAGAAACCGTCAGCAAACCCGTCGTGGTGCAAACCACGGAAACCGTAACCGCGACGCTCCTTGAAGAGCGGACATATCGAGCAGTCATCGAGGCGCCGCTCACCGGGCCATACAATATCGCGATCTATCGCGAAACAGTGCTGCGCGACTCGCGAGGCACCGCTCTCTCAAAAGCGAATGTTCCGGCAGTTTGCGTGCGCATCGCGACAAACATCCCCAACGAGATCGTAACGCTGCACACTGGTTCTGAAATCACTGTCGGGACTATTTTGGAGGCGTTGCCGCTTTTCTTTGACAAGTGGGCAGCGGAAGACATCGCCGCGGGGCGGCGCTAGATGGGCGTCACGACCTTCACCTTTGCGCCTGGCCTGAATAAGGAAGATTCGCCGCTGGCGAGCGAGGGCGGTTATATCGACGGCAACAATATTCGATTTGTCGCTGGTCGGCCGCAGACCATCGGCGGATGGGACTTTATGGCGCTGGATCGGTTCGCAGGCATTGCCCGCGGGCAAAAAGCTTGGGCTGATTTGACCGGCCTGCGGCACGTCGCATTCGGCACCGCGGAGAAGCTCTATACGGTGGTCGGTAACGGTATCCGCGATATCACGCCGCCGCATTCTGAGGGGGTGCTTACAAACGTAGTCTCGACAATCAACGGGAGCCCGGTGGTCACTATTGGCCCGATCGATCACGCTTTTGTCGCCGGCATGGTGGTCACGTTCTCTAATCAATCAGCCCCGGTTGGCGGGATCAGCCTATCGGGCGATTACCCGGTCACGATCATTGATAAATTCACGTATACCATTGTCACGACGAGCGACGCGGCGGCGACCGCGACCGGTGGCGGCAATATCGATTATGTAGCGGCGCTGCCGCCTGGGCTCATCGATGGGACGGGAGATCCGGGTGGCTATGGCACGGGCGCCTATGGCCTCGGGGGTTATGGTGCGACGGATGCGCTCGATACACTCCCGCGTGTCTGGTTTCTCGACAATTGGGGCGAGACGCTGGTGGCTCTGCCGCGGGGCGGCGGGCTTTATCAATGGCAGCCGGCAGCGTTTTATCCGGAGCTGATAAGCAACGGAACCTTTGGCTCGGCGATCCGGTGGACATTAGGGGCGGGGTGGACGGTTTCCGGCGGAAAATTGGTCGGCACTCCTGGGGCTGGGTCGGATGCGTCTATCGCTGTTCCCGTCAAGGCCGGCATGGTGTACCGGGTGATGGTCACGACGACAGCCGCCGCCGGCGCGCTGACCATCAAGACCAATGCGGGGCTTATCGGCGACGTGTCGGAAGCCATCTCGGTTGGGGGCACGTACTCGCGCCTGTGCCTTATCCCTGCCGACGCGACGCGGCTGGTGATCTCGAAAAACGCTGCATTTAATGGGTCGATCGATAATCTGTCGGTCAAACTCGAAGATGTCGCGTATCGGGTCGATGAGGCGCCGAAACGCAATGCGGCAATGTTCGTGGACCCGCATCAGATTGTGGTGATGCTCGGCACGATAATCGACGATGTCTATTATTCGATGGGGGTTCGCTGGTGCGATCGGCAAAATCTCCGGGATTGGACACCGACCGTAGCCAACCTGGCGGGCGACGATATCCTGTCGCAAGGCAGTCGGTTGATAACCGGAATCCCGACGCGGCAACAGAACGCCATCTTTTCCGATTCCAGCCTCTTCACGATGCAATTCACCAACAACGCCGACAACCCCTTTATCTTCAACCCGTCGGGGTCAGGATGCGGCATCATCGGCGCGCTCGCATGCACCGAACACGACGGCATCGTGTACTGGTGGTCACGTGATAATTTCTACCGTTTCGCCGGTGCGGCGCCGGAGCCGATCACATCCAAGATCCGGCGCGATGTGTTTGAGCATGTTGCGGTCAATCAGGGCGAGAAAGTCTCCTGCGGCTTTCTCCCGGCTTTTTCCGAATTCTGGGGCTTGTACCCAGACGGCCGCGACGGGACGGAATGTTCGCGTTATGCCGCGATCCGGATGGATGAGGGGCATTCAACCTCCGGAACCTTCGCGCGCTCAGGCTGGATCACACCGGGCATTTACGAGAACCCGATCGTGCTTGGCACGGATGGCTACGTCTATTTCCATGAGCGGGGCGACACCGCGGCGGGCGGTGCAATCGACTGGTTTCTGGATTCCGCCTATTTCGATATCGGCGATGGCGAGTTTCTTGCGCGGGTGATGCGCATCATCCCGGATTTTCTGGATCAGCGCGGCCCGGTCAATATCACCTTTTATAGTAAGCCGTGGCCAACTGGCGCCGAGACCGTGCACGGCCCGTTTCTTTACACCGGCACGACCGATCGGATCGACACCCGGATCGTCGGCCGGCAGCTAAAGATGCGGTTTTCTGGCCATTCGGCCCCGGCCTATGTCCGGTTCGGCTCGGAGAAGCTGGATATCGCGCAGACGGGGATGCGGCGGTAGACGCTGCGGCCGTCGGGCAGGGATTTGAACCCAGGCATCTTTGCGTGAGCCGAGAGACTACTTCGGCGGGCGCAATGCTCTTCCCCTCTGAGCTACCGACAGCGCTAGTCAGACGCCTGCCGCAGCCTCGACATCTTACAGATTGAGCGCATGGATACAAGCAGTATCGGCTGGCTGTGGCAGCAATTCGAGCGCAACCGAGACCTGGTTCAAGAGGTTCTCGACCGCGGTATCGGCACCCACGATATCGACGATGTCTGGAAAGAAATCGAGAGCGGCAACGCGCAGCTCTGGTCGACCGCGAACTCGGTCATGATTACAAACGTCGAACAGTACCCGCGCGCCAAGGTGCTCAGGGGCTGGCTCGCTGCCGGAGACTTAAAGGAAATCGTTGCCACCGAGGCGGTGATTCGGGACTGGGCGAAAAAACAGGGATGTGATCTGGTGATCTTGGGCGGACGCAGAGGGTGGCTTCGCGTCTTCCCGGGGTACAAAGAGACGCACACCCTCATGTCGCGAAGGATTGATTGAAATGTCCAGCGGAGGTGGGTCGCAGACCTCGACTCAAAAGACAGAAATTCCGGCCTACATCCAGGACGCCCAGAAGAACACGCTGGCGACTGCGCAGCGATTCACCGATCCGTTTCTGCAAAACCCGCCGGCTACAACGGTTGCCGGGTTCACCCCCGACCAGACGGCCGGGTTTGATCTCGCTCGCCAGATGGCGCAGAACATGTTTGGAACGCCAGGCGCAACCGCGCCGCAAACCAACGTGGCGCAGAATTACATCTTTAATGGCCAAAACGGCCCGCACACAGGCTACACCCCGATCCCGGCTCAGGAGAGCCACCCGCTCTATGAAACGACATGGGAGCAGGCGGCGACGCCACAGGCGGTGGCTGCCCAACAGTACAATGCGGCATCGTCGGGGGTGCCGGCAAATATGTCGCCAGCGAGTGCGGGCTATGCCACAACCAGCGGGACCGCGACGACCGACCCGAGGTCCGGGCAGGTGGGTGGCGACGCGATCCACGCGCTGCTCAACCCCTATACAAAGGACGTCCTCGACCCAACAATTGACCGGATGCGCCGCGAGCTGGGACAGACCCAGGCTGCGATCGGGGCGCGCAATGCGTCAGCCGCGAGCTTTGGGGGTTCCCGCGGGGCGTTGCAATCGGCCGAAGCCAACCGCGCGTTTGGCGATCAGGTTGCGCTGACAACCGGGCAGCTGATGGCGCAAGGCTATGACAGAGCCACAGCCACAGCCCTGGCGAACGCGAACAATGCGCAACAGGTCGGTGAGTTTAACGCCGGTCAGACGAACCAAATGGGGCAGTTCAATACCGGGCAGATCAATCAGCGCGGCGAATTTAACGCTAATTTACAGGACGAGGCTGAGCGGCTAAACAAGGCTGCCTATAATGCGGCATTAGAAGCCAATGCGCAGCGTCAGCAATCGGCAAACGCCGGAAATGCTGCCGCTGTAAACAATATGGGGCAATTCAACGCGAGCCAGCTCGCCGATATTGCTAAATTCAACACACAGGAGCGACAGGGCGCGCAACAATTCAATGCCGGCCAGGGGAATAGTGCGCTGCAGTATTTCGCGGGTCTGGCGAACCAAGCCAACCAGTTCAACGCGACCCAGGAGCAGGCCGCGATCGGTCGCGCGATGGGGCTGTCGGAAAATGATGCCAATCGCGCGCTGACAGCGTCCGGGCTGCAAAACACCTTTGCCAATGATGAGGCCCGGCGTCAGGCAACGGCGCTGCAGCAGCTACTCGGCACCGGGGCGACGCAGCAAGCAAACGATCAAAGCAATCTCAGTCAGCCGATCGATATGTTGCGACTGCTGCAGCAATCGACGCCAGGCAATATCGGCACGACATCGACGACGACGCAGCCAAAGGAGAGCAACCCGATCGGGACGCTGGCTGGGCTCGCATCGATTGCAAGCCTGTTTATGCCATCAGACCGGCGCGACAAGACGGATATTAAGAAGCTCGGAGAAGACCCGCAGTCTGGGTTGCCGATGTATGCGTATCGCTATAAGAGCGATCCGAAGAGCAACCCAAAAGTTATGGGTCCGATGGCGCAGGATGTCGAGAAGAAATATCCTGGCACGGTTCACGAGATTGGCGGACACAAGGTTATTGACATGCATGCCCTGCTTTCTGCTGTCAGTCAATTTCAGGATAGCAAATAGTCATGAACTGTCAGCTAAAGCAGACAGCTTGTTACCCGCGTCCTCCCCAGGGTTTGAGCCTGGTTCATCGGACCGAGCTTCAGGGCTGCATGACGCCAGCCCATCCTGCTCAGACTGTTGCCGAAGCAGGATTCCGCGAAGTCGAATATTCAACGCGGCATTGGAATCGGCATGATGCGTGAAACCGCACGCCTTGCAGCGGAACAGGTTGCGATTCCTGTTGGCTGCCGTGACGTGGCCGCAGCGCGAGCAGCCTTTGCTAGTATTGCGCGGATCGACCTCGATCACCGACATCCCCCGCTCTTCCGCCTTGTATTGGAGGAAGAACATCAACTGGCCGTAGGCCCATCGGTTGATCTCGGCACGCTGCGCCTTTCGCAGGCGGCGGTTACGGATACCGTCGAGTTGTTCGACGGCAATGACCGGGCATCCGGATTTGTCGGCGAAGTGAACGATATCGCGGCTTATCTCGTGATTGACGGCCTGCATGAAGCGCTTCTCCCGGCCGGACAGCCGTTTCAGCGTTCGGCGCACAGAATGCGTCGGTCGCTCTGCCTTCCTCCGTTGGAGAGACGCGCGCACACGCAGATAGCGGTTACGCACATGCTTCGTGTACCCGCCACGGCGCCGGTAATGCCGTTGGCCATCCGTCGCAGCGGCCAGCACATTGATGCCCCGATCGACACCGATGACGGCATCGTTCGGAGCGGTTTGTTCGCTAACCTCCTTCTTGAACGAGAGCGCCAGAAAGACCTGGCCACGGTGGATCGAGAGGCGGCCGTCGCCGAAGGCCCAATTAGCAAGCTTGTCCTGCAAATTGGGTGGGCCGGAGAACGGAACCGCCTTGCATCGCCCGGAGACGGTCCACAGCGACAAGCCGGACGAGCGCAACGAGACATCGCGACCACGCTTGCCGCCTTGCAGGACAACCGCCTGCTCCCTGAACTGACACGGTCGCGTCGGCACGACACCGTTCGAGCGCAGCGCTGCGTATTTCGATGCGACGTGCCGGATACAGGATTGGGCGACCTGTGCCGACAGCCCACCCTCCCTAGCCGCCCGATACGCCAAAGCATGAAGGCGCACCGCATTGGAGAGGCCGCCAGCATCGAACGCAATGCGGCTAACGGCGTTGCAGGCTTTCGTCCAGACAACAACCGTCTGCCTCGCTACGTCGAACGGCAAGGCGATCTTGAGTTTGACGGTGCGAACGATCTCCGACACGCACCGAATATTTCATGTCGTGTCGGAATTTTCAATACACGCTGGATTCGGCCTTCTGGCCAACCGGCATTCCGCTGCCAGCTAAAGCAGGCAGTCCCCGGCCGGAGGTCGTAATGGATTTCCCTTTCAACATGGGCCTCGGTGGTCTCGCGCATGACTCTATCGTGTCTCGTCTGTTCGGGCGAAATCAGTACACCCCGCAGAGCGATGCGTTGCTCGCCGCGCCCGATACGAACTCGATGCCTGCCGGATCGCCGCCGCCGGCGCCGCAGGTGACGACACCGAACCTGCCGATGGGTGGCGGGCTCGCTGGTCTGTTTGGCGGCGGCGTCGGGCCAAGCTTGCTTGGCCCTGGGGGCGGCGGCGACGACAAGATGAAGCAGTTCATGACCATGATGGACCTGATGAAAGCCAAGCAGGGGCCACAGCCGATGCCGCAGCCGATGCAGCCACAGATGGCAACGCCATTTGGCGGGTTCGGCGGCGGCGGTGGCATGCCTGGTGGCGGTGGCAGCCAGCCAAATCAGCTAATGGAGTTGCTGCGCCTGGCGGGTCAGCGGAGGGTCTAAATGGCAATACCACAAGGGCCGAGAGCGGACCCGACCCCCTTCGCGTTCGGCGGCGGCCAGTCTGAAAGCGGCGGGCTGTTTGGCGGCGCCGGGTTTGGCGACGATAAATTTGCCAGGCTCCTGATGGGGCTAGCGTTGCTCGATTCCGGGCGCCCGCGGGTCAACCCGCCTTCGGCAATGGAGACAATCGCGCCGCTGGTGCAGATGCTTGGCCAACAATCATCGCAAAAGAATGCGATGAATTTTATGAATAAGGCATTCGAGCCGGGCGCCCCGAATGCGGCGGGCCTGCTTGGCGCTGGAGAGAGCGCATCGCCTGATATTCCCGCCGGCATCCAAATGCCGGAGCAGGCGCCGAGCGCTGCGCCTCCTGTGTCGGGTCAAATGATGACGGGCGGGGGGATTGACGACGCGGCGGCGCAAAAAATGGCCGGGCAGTATTGGCCGGCGGTCAAGGCGGCGGCGGAGCAGAACGGTATCCCTGCGGGAATTCTCGCCAAGCAGATCGCACAAGAAAGCAGTTTCAATCCGAACGCCAAATCTTCAGCGGGAGCGCTCGGCATTTCGCAATTTATGCCCGGTACGGCAAGGCGGTTTGGGATTGACCCGCTTGATCCTAATCAGGCGATCCCGGCCGGGGCACAATACGTCGCGAAAAATACCGCGATGTTCGGCGGCAATCTCGGCCTCGGCCTCGCCGGCTACAATTGGGGCGAGGGCAATGTCCAAAAATGGTTGGCGCGCGGCGCGAACCCATCGGCGATGCCCGCCGAGACGCGCAAGTACGTTGCCAACATTACTGGCAAGCCGATTGATGCGTGGGTAAATGGGGGAGGCTCAGACACTCCGGCCGCCACGCTGATCCCCACTCAAGCGCAAGGGCGAGTAACACCGATCCCGACGCAGGGGACTGCCCGCGTGCAATACGCGCAGGCGACACCGCAGACAATGACCGATGCGTCCTCGGGGGCTTCTCAGCCCGCCGACGCGCCACCGACCCCGGTGCAAAGCCCGCGCGCTGCGGTAGGGCAGGCTTTCGCCGCGGGTGAGTTGCCCGATGTATCAACGCGGCAACTCCAACAAGCCCAAGCGGCGATGCCGAATACGGTGGCGCCGCGCAGCCCGGAGACAGTGACCGGCTCGCGCACGCAGGCCGCGTATGCCATGAAGATGTTCGACCATTGGGGACGGGTGGCGGCTGGCGCCGGGATGCTCGGGACCGGCGGCGCCGGGCTTATCGAATACGCTAAGGCGCAGATGGGGCTTGCCGCGAAGTTCATAGAGCCAACCGAGCTTGATAAAAATATCTCGAAGCTTCCGAAAGAGTTGCAAGGCCGCGCTTGGGTTTCAAATCTGATGCCGAACGACCCGGAGCAACAGGGGAAGATCGAGGCTGCGAAGCGCAGCGCCGGACTTCCTTATATTGGCCCGGAGACAGCGGCTAAGACAGGGGCTGAGCGGGCCATCACTGAGCCGAGCGATATCCGCATTGCTACGGCAAAAGAGAATCTCGGCCGCGAGAGCACACGGCAACAACAATTGGGGGCCGCCTCGCTGGAGCCGACGACGATTTTCACGCGGCAACCGGATGGTTCCATGGTGGAACGTCAGGTCACGCGCAAGCAGTATGCTGAGATGGTGGGGAGCGGCGACGCAGCGCCGGCTACTGCTGGCGGTGCCGCGCAGCCGGGCGGCGCCCTGACCCCAGGGAGCGCGGTTTTTGGCAAGCCGTACCAGACGCCGGGAGAAATCAGCGGGAGCGAGACCCGCGCGAAAAATGAGGAAAACCAAATCCCGGTCTTTCAGAAGGAAGGTGAGGCCGCCCGCAACGATATCGCGCTACTGAAAAGCATGAAGGATGCTGCGGGGAATATCCATCAAGGTCTGCTTGCTGGTCCGACCCAGAGTGTCGCTAAACTGATGCGTATGGTCGATCCTAGTTTTGATAAGCAGGTTGCCGGGTATGAAGAGCTGACAAAGAATTCTGGCACGTTCGTCAGGAATGCGGTGCGGGGCACTGACTCGAACCCCTCGACGCAGATGTTCTCGATGATCCAGGCATCGCTACCGCAACCTGAGACATCACCCCTCGGGTTCCGCCGGGTCACTGACCAGATGCTGGGCCTCGCGCAGTATAAGGCAG